TCAAGAACGACAGGGCGAAGCAGAGCGTCACGAGAACGATCAACACCGATAAGGATCTGCTCAGAGCCTTCAGTGAAGCTCACGCCACCTTTAACAGCATCAAAGATCTTGTTGAAACGTTGTCCACTACCCATTTCAAGCACTTCGACGATATTGATACCGTAGAAGCTTGGGAGTCCAGCAGCGCTGTAAAGCTGAGAGCGAAGCTCTTCAGGAGCGGTGATACTGGTAGTTCCAGAGGTTGCTTGACGAGTGTTGACAGGGTTGTAAGCCATAGCGCGAATATCTTCAACCACTTCAGGAGAAACGAGAAGATCGGTAACGCCAGCCTTAGAACCACCAACAGGAGTTCCACCAACAAACGAGCTATTGATACGCTTGGACTTAGTGATAAGGTTGTTCAAATCATCAAGGACAAGGCTAGTGCCAGCAGCAGCGATGATGTGATCACCAGCAGAAGCAGAGATGCTATCTCCAGCAACAAGAGCGGAAGCAAGCACATTGAATGCAGTGCGCTCCTGCTTAAGCATAACTTCCTGAGCCATACGAGTGAAGGTCTTGGAAACAACGTCAACGCGAGCTTTCTTAGCATACTTACGGTCGAAAGCGAGTGCGCTATCAAGGGTGTAAGTGCTAAACTTCAGCTCGTTATGAGCTGGAAAGACTTGGTTGTAAGGGAGTCCACCAGCAACTTGCTGGGAGTAAACCTGCACATAATCTTCATCAGTGATGTCATGAAAGAGATCAAGAGGAAGGGAAGGATTGTCATCAGCCTGATAGGTCAGAGTGGTGAAAAGATTTCCAACGGTCACAGCGTTGTTGATAACTTCAGTGACCACAGGCCCGAGAAGTTCTGCAACAGCGGCCTGAGCCTCGTAAGCTTCTTCACGATTATTTGAACCCATTGCGCGAACAAGGGCCAACTGATCTTCAGTTCTTTTAATAGTAATTTTCATAATCTGTGAGTAAAATTAGAAGTTAATGTTAACAATTGCATATCCTCCTGCGTGGGTATCACCAGCAGGACGAGTTCCAGTAGCAAGGACTTTGCCGACAACAGTGTCAGCAGCAACAGCAGTAGCAAGCGTTCCACCAGCACGAAGTCCAAGCTCAGTATTAGGAGCAGGAATAACTGAGCCAGAGAAAGCTCCTTCCATAAAGGTGAATACACCCTTAGTGGCTACAGGAACAGATTCTCCAGAAGCAACAGCCTGAAGCTCTTCTTTCTTCTGAGGGTAAAAGCGGAGCTTCTCTCCATTCTCATCAGTGTCGCGAACGTCACGGAGGAGAATTCCAAGAGCAGCATTCCCAGAAGCAGCAGAAGCAACTTTAAGCGGGTTAACAGCAAGAGGGGAGTAAGCATTTCCTTGAGTAGTAAGGAAAGCAGTCCCAGCGTCTACGAGATCAGTAAGATCGTCGTTGAGATTGGCGGCAGAAACCTTTACGATGGTTCCAGCCCCGACATTAGTGCCTTCATAAGCAAACATGTTGATAACATCGTTATCATCATATTGACGGAAGGGTAATAGTTTAGTAATTTCACTAGCCATAATATTATTTAGTTAGATTTTTTTTATTTTGTAACTTCTACAGAGAAGTTCTCCTTCAGCTTTGCAACCAAAGAAATTTGTTCTGAAGCTTCTGCGTTGTTGTTTGGGATAGAAGCGGCCTCGACCTCTTCAACTTCCAACTCATCTTCGCTAGCCTCAACTTCTTCTTGCTGCTCAGGAGTCTCTTCTGCCATCTTAGAAGCAATAGCCTCTTCGATTTTGGTTTTGACTACCTCTTCTTGAGCTGCAATGGCCTCTTTGGTCTTGCTTGCAAAAAGAATAGAAAGTTTTTCTTTGAAGGTATCGAAAGCCTCATCAGAAGCTTCAACAACCTTCAACTCATCTACGACCAACTTAAGCTCTGCTTCAGTAAGTTCGTATGTGGAGTCGATAAAGTTCATACGAGAGTTAAATAACTCAACAGCAGCTTGAGCTTCAACCTCAGATTTGAGAGCGGAGAGTTCTGTCTGAACAGCATCAAAAGAAGCTTTCATTTCAGTCAGATCTGCTTCTGCCTTCTCACGAGCTTCGGCTTCAAGTTGAACTTTAGATTTCCAGTTTTCGGAATGCTCAGTAAGAGCATCACGCATAATCTCACCAACAGAGCTGGCTTGATCGTCCTTCTTGACTACAGAAGCTACGCTTTCGGCAACTTGTGTCATTAATGTTTCGAATTGTTCCTTATCCATATCAAAAATATCGAATTTGTTGTTTGTTACAGTGTTTTTTCCATTTAGGGAATTTTTAATAATATTATTATCTTCTTTTGCTAAAGAATTATCAACAGGCTTTTTGTTTTTCTGTGGGTCTGATGTATAAACCCCTTTAACTCTAGCAGCAGGTTTATATGTTAGTGCAGCTCCTAAAGGATAAGTTTCACCATGTATCAATCGGTGAACTGGTGTGCCATTTTCATCTACGCCTTTTCCACCAAAACCCTTTACATACTGCTTAAGCTCCTCTTTCTTTGAACCTTCGGCAACTTCACATTCGTCCAATCTATTAGATCCATAGACGACCTTATAGTTCTTAAATGCAAGCTCCCAGCTAGTAGCAATACTCTGATATTCTTCATTCTCTTCTTTAGCGGCTGTTTCGATAGCTTCCGCTAACTCTGGAAAAATATTCTTATAAATTAAACCAGCAGCGTTGATATAAAATGGCTCTTCTTTGTTAGCATATGATTCAATAGCATTATCTTTAAAATCATATTCCTCCATAGAGAAAGAAGCATTGATCATGTGGCCTACGATCTTATGCTTCTTGTGTTCAATGTTAATGGGCTTATTTATAAATCTTTTTACGGCTGCTACTGCTGTTTCAGAATCTATGCCATCACCGTTTTTATTAAATTCGTTGACGAGGGCTAAATTAAATACAACAGGCAATACATCTACATTTGCAGATGGGTCAAAGTCGTCTGGCAATAAAGATTTAGCAGCTTCTGCAATAGATCCCTCTGATACTCCAAACTTTTCGTAGTCAGCTTCTTTGAGAGCCTTAATGCTACAATCAAAGCTACTTACCTCAAAATCTTTTAAATCCATAAAATGTTATACACCTAAATTTTAGTTGAGTGATGCAAAATCGCAGCAGACATGTCATCGAGCTGATGTTTAGCGCCTACATCTAACACATCTGGATCAACATTTAATTCAGAAAGATTATCTAAATTTTCCACAACACTTGATAAAGTCTCATCCCATTCATCTACTGACTTAGAAACAATAATTGACTCACAAGCGCGAGAAACTAAATCTTTTTTATCATCATCAAGTTCATCCAAGCCAAACTTAAGAGCAAAGTCATGATAAGCTCTAAGTTCAAATTCGCTAACCATTTGGGTAGCTTCAACAATATGTTTCTTTGAAAAGCTTGAGTTAGAGACTCCAATAGGACGACCACCAGAAGGCGCAATAGGGGCAACTTCTGGTTTAGCGTCTGGAGCAGAATCTTCTTCGTTTTGGTAAAGGTTAATGCTGTTTACAAGTGGCATGTAATAACCTTCTTCCCTCTGCTCTTTGAACTTATCTTGTGCATCTCCCATATCTTCAGATTTTGGAAAGATTCCAGTGTTGATAACTTCCATGCCTTGTTGAGGAGTAAGAACTCCAAGCTCCATCATGCGAGTAGCAAGCTTGGTCATATCAGAATTATCAAGAGTATCTGTTTTAACAAACTTAACCTCTGGCCAAGAACGCATACCCGCAGCTTTACAAATGCGGCGGATCTCTGGCTGTAGGAAATCTTTAATAAATTGACTACGGGACTCTTCAAGACGTTGAATGAATATCTTCATCTTAAGTTGTCCATCTGCATATTTGTTATCTCCAAGGAGAACATTCTGAAGCCCTTCTTGAATGTCGCGGTTTAAAATCTCATACTTTTCAGGGCCAATTACTTTACGAAGATCAGGAATAACAAAATCAGCTTTTGTGGTATAATCAGATACAAGAACACGCCCAACACTTTGATTCTTGAAAATGTTTTGCATTGCAGCTAATGCTTTGTGATTAACTCCACCCTTGTCTGGTTCTGCGCCCATAGTAACCAACAAAACAACATTCTCAATAGAACGAGAAATGGCTTGGTCAATTTTCTTAAGTTCTAGCTTCTTATTGATGTCATCGAGGACAGAGAAAGCGTATGGAACAGAAAGTGGCTCATAGTCTTGCTTTTTAGCAAATACAACATGCAGTAGTTCTGAAGCTAATTTAATATACAAACGCTCAGTGGTAGTAGCGGTGTTGTTTTGAATTCTTACCTGAACATCTTCTGGCAAAGAATTATACATCTCAATCTCATGCTCTGTTTTAGGCTCTTTAAGTCTAGATATTTCATATGGAGTAAGGACTTTGAAATACTGAAAGTCATTAAAAGAAATAGAACCTTTTGTAGCGATATCAGTTGGGTTTATGATCAAATACTTTATTGGAATGGGAACGCTCTTAGTAGCACCATAGGTTTCCAAGATCTTTCCAGTATCAGCAGTTTTGATCTTACCATCAACACGATACATGAAAACATTGCCTGAACGATAGTATTCGCGGAAGTATTGTGACTTGATGTCATGAATTTTAATTCTTTTAAACCAAGCTTTTACAAAGTTTCTAGCTTTAGCAGATCCCCCCTCTAAAAATAACTCAGAGTCAGCGAAATCAGATAGCATGTCAATAGTGCTTCTGAAGGCAGGGACATTAAAGTAAGCTTTTTGACATAACTGGATTGCATCACGGACATTTACGGAGTCACGAGAGTAATCAAAAGGGAGTAGCCCATCGTCAATATTCTTGAACCTATTTTTAGTATAGCTTTGAGTAATGCTGTTAGTTCTTGAACTTGAGCGATTTGTTGGGTCAGAAAGACGAGACGCAGTAGTTTCATATAAAGATTCCCCGACCAGCTCTGGAGAAAACTCCTCTGCTAAAGACTGATTGGTTATATCCTCTAAATTATGATTGAGAGTGTTGCTTTTGAACTTATTCCAATATTCAGACCGTTTTGTATACTTACGCTTTGCCATGCTAACAATTGTTACACTAAAGTTATAAAAGTTACTTTACAACTTTTCAAATAGTAAACGGTATAAATGTAGACTCAGGTTTTTTCTCGGGAGTTACGTTAAGAGAATCAAAATAAACTTTGGCGAACCAATTCCCTAGAATCAAAGCAGAATAAGAGTCTTTTCGTGCTCTATTCGGCCCCTTCTGTCTTCGGATGTTTTGGGGCAAGTTAAACGACTGTGAACCTTGGGGGTTGGTAGTAACCTCAATGTTAGCACATTCTGACTTTGTAAGTTCAATGTTAGTTTTCTGTTGGTCAATAAGATCAATCATTTTTGCTCCTTTAGAAGTGGCTGTAATTTTATTATCCCACTTTATCTCATCAATTGGCAAATTACCTTTTCTTTGTCGGTCGAAGTGATCGTCCACCGCTCTGGAGCCAAACAGTATTCTTTTATGGTCTATTGCTGCTTGCAACATTTCATTACCACTTCTAATCCAGTTGACTGTAGGTTTTCTTAAGACACAATATTTTCTCTCCTTTTGGTTATATTGGCTCTTAAATTGTGTGATGTCACTATGCCATTGATCAGGTTTTTCTAAATCTACTTCAATCACTCCAATATTCACACTAGCCTTTTTAAACAACTCACTCTCATTACAAGAGTTGATGAACTGAACTCCTCCATTGTAGTCACCGCATATACCCACGATATTAAAGTATTGAATAAGATACAGAAAATACCTCATGTGCTCTTTTAAGGACACTCCAGCTACCGCATAGCTATGAACAAGGCAAATCTTCTGTTCGTCTCTCAGAACCTTAAATACGTGCATTGCGAAGTGGTCAGCACTTGTGTTGCCAGCCCAGTTGGGGTCAAAAGCAAGAATATACTCGTCACTTGGGTTTCCAATTACTTCAACAGCAGGAAACTCTCCATCAGCGATGGTGCAAGCTGCCATTTTAGATAATCTGAAATAACCATCACTCTCATCTACAAATTGTGCGCCGAACTCTCGTTTAAACTGCATCTCGGACATGGTAGCCTTCGCCTGTTTAAGCAGGTTCTGATCGTAAAGTCTTGTCGGAGCACAGTCGTAACTTAATTGCATAATTAATCTATATGCATCATCAGCCGCTTGTTCTTCATCATCGTTATCTCTGTCGAACTCTCCGAATATAAGACCCTCATACTTTTTGTAGAGTTTATACATATATTCGAATTTGAATGACGGAGATGAAAGTATTATCAACTTGTTATTTGGCCATACATACCTATCTTCCTCTTTCAGCTCGCCCTTGTCGATAAGGCGGGATTCTAGTTTATGTAGTTCCTCCCTTTCAATAGGATTCTCTACAACTCCAAGGAATGGTATGATAACTTCATTGAATATCTTTTCTGGTATTGTTAAGAACTCATCTAACACTATCCTATTAAATCGAAATCCACGTAATCGTTCTCCGTTAGCTAGTGGAAGGGCTATCGCACGGCTATTACCAATTTTCAAGGTCCACTGGTCAGTTCCTTTTGTGATTTTAACCCCGCATTCTTTTACAAGCTTTGCCTCTGGCTTGCTAAGGATATCCTCCATCTTCTGGAAAATTTGTTTTGATTGCCTAAAGCTACCTGCAATAACACCTATATTTGCGGTAGGATTTAAAAGACACTCAAGTAGTACATAAATAGCTGTAGAGAAAGTCTTAGACATACCACGGGAGAATACGAACATTGAATAGTCCGATACCATCATCCCTTTGATGGCCATAGCCTGAAATGGGAATAACTTTACCCCCAAAAATAATTCGGAGGTAAATGCAATATTAGCTCTTAAAAACTTATATAATAAATACTTAGCTTCCTCGTCAGGCAAGTCGCCATCAAGTGTTTTTAAATATGTATTAAGCTCGTTCGCGGAATAATCATTTCGATACCGCTGTTTTCCTTTCTGCCATGCCATGAACTGTTTTCTCTAAAGGATATTGAACGTCAACGTGCCATAGACGTTGCCCGTGATGTAGTATCTTGGGGATAATCTTCTTCGCCCCCGCTCTTGAGTAAGCAAAAACAAACTGTATGTTTTCTGGGTAGTCTATCATCAGACTACGAACATTGTGCCACAAGTAACCTAAATTCGATTTGAACTTTGATACTTTGTTTTCTTCCTCGATTTTTTTAATAGACGACTCGACAACAATGAACATGTAAGAATTAAACTGGACACAACGATCCATTTCGCGCCTGAATCTTTTAATATCTTTTCCGAAAGTTTGTCTAAAATCATCTTGAGCTTTTCTATCTACAAAGGTTTTTGAGTAGTATTCTCCAGCAGCAGTATAATCACCGAAGTCTAATTTGTTCTTTACACTATTATCGAAGTTAAGGGGCTTTTGTTCTCTAGTATCCACGAATATCTGCATGTCTTTATTTTCTTGCTCCCAGAAGTTTTTGGGTAAATTCTTAGTAAACCAAGATTTTATTCCCAAGTCCTCAGAGAACTCAGAGTAAGACCTCCACATTTTGCGGTAGTAATCTATATTAGGCATTTGAGCCAGCATATAATATAAGTCTGGTGGAGTAAACTTTACATCCTTATTTTTAAATCTTTCGCGAGTGTAATTGATTAAGTGATTTTTTGCTTTGATAGGAGAGGTTGTCTTTAACCAAGATAAATAATTATCTACATTGTTAAAGTCTTCTGAAAAGTATTGGTCGTAGTTTTTGAATTGTAGTAATTCGTTTGTGTAAAGATCTCGTTTGCCATAGTATTCCACATAATATTCCCCAATGGAAGTGCTATGAGCTTTAAGGTGGGCGTGGAAGCTCCTACGATTATCGAAGGACTTACCACATACTCTGCAAACAAACTCACTCATAACAACTCTTTTTTGGATATACCAAGCACTCGTGCTTTATAGTCATCCATATTCTCTAGTCTATCAGCCTCTTCTTCAATTAATTTGTTTTGAAGTTCTGCCATCATGATCATACGATCACGTTCCTCCCGTTCTTGAAAGGCTTCGACCAAAGCAAAGATAGATCCATTTTCTTCACCCTTAGCTTTCAGTCTTGCAGTTCTAGATCCATTCAAGTCTTTCGTTAGAGATTCGATACGCTTCTCGCACTGGTTAAGCTCTTCACTGGTGGCCTTGATAATCTCCGTCAGACGCATTGTGATGTCTCTTTCGTTGTCTTGGTCGTCTAGTAGTGCATTGAGCTTGTCAATACGCATCTGGATGTGTTTCTGGCGCACGTAGTTAGCACATACGGTCACATATAGATTCAATTCGTCGTTAGTGAGGTCAGGCTTGTCCCAAATAGCACGGACGAACTCACTTTCGAATAAATTTCTGTCAGCTAGAGTTGAATACTGATTAATAAAATGATTGAAGCGAGGGCTTTTAAAATAAAGAATTAATTGCTCTACTAGTTTCTTTTGTTTTGTTTGGAGGGTTAGTTCTTCTAGGGTAGCTCCACAGAAGTTGTTTATCTTAACAATTGCTCTGTTTATAGACTTGGGAGGAGTCCACTTCTCTTTTGTAACGATTTCGTTATCGTCTACAATCTCTGGCCGATAAGTTTTTAAGAAATCGACAATAACCCTGTGTTTCATGCTCAAGGGTTGAACGTCACGGTCTTTGAAGGTGAGTCGGGCAATTTCTAGTGCATTCATCCCAACTTCAATATTGTCAGTCATCAAGAACTCTTTTTGTTCCCTATTTAGATGAACCTGCTCTACTTTCGGGGCAAGTGATGTATTTGCTTTTTTGTCTTGTCCAGCTAAGAACTTCCTCACTGCACGGCCCTGTTTCGATCTCCCGTCAATATCCTCGTCATTGAATACTTTGCGGGTAATAAACATCAAATCGGGGTTTGTTTTAAACAACTTAAGAATTTCCTCTTTCTGCTTTTCTGTTAAATCATATATCATTATATATCCTCCTCTTTTACTAACTTAGCTGCTATATTATAAAACTTCTTCTTCAGGTTGTTTATTTGTTTGTATCTAGGTGTCTTTCTTTTACTTGTGTCTCGCTTGAACCCAAACTTCTTAGCAACCTCTGCTTCATCTACGTGGTCTATAAACAAAAGCTTATATATCTCTTTATGCTTGTCGTTTAACTCAGCCATAACCAAAAGATGTATCTTGGACGTTTTCTTATCATAGTCCAATTCATCTTCATTTATTCTATCTTTAACCGATATTAAAGCATCTAAAGAGACTGGCATCTTTAAATGAAACGCGCTTTGTTTTTTATTCTTCCATTTAGCGAAGTCCCCACACTCTTCGTCCTGCTCCTTGCTTTTAGTAAAGCTACACTCATCTCCACCTAAATAAAAAGAACACCGCAAACACGGTTTGGCGAAGTTCCCATAATGATTCCTTATCAGATTCTTTATCTGATTACTAATCAACATAGAAGCCCAAGGCTTAAATGCTCTCTTCTGATCCCACAAATGCCACTTTTTATAGATATGAGTGCGGATTATTTGAGATACATCATCATAATCCAACCAAGCTATGGAATTAAGTTGCCACTTGGTTCTATACCTACTTAAAAGTTCTTCTATCTCTGGAACAAGGTCTTCATACCTTTTATCCATCAATGTCTTGAATTCTAGATGAAGCGCAATCAGCTTGGCTCTGTTTAATCATAGCGTCACCCTCGGGCAAATTTGCTGCTGGCCTAGAAGTCCTACTCCTATTGGCATCTTCAGGAGTGGCAGATTTCCAAAGATCAGTTAATGTAGTATTCTGCGAGCTAGCTTCTGCTACAATGTCTCTCTTCATTTTTTTCAAATCAAAGGAACGAGGACTCTCTTCCTCATAATCAATTTCAGCAACAGCTTCTCGTCGAGCTGGCGCGGGTGCTGCCGCTCCAATCGACGAACCACACGCCGAACAAAACTTGGGTTTGGTCACCTCATACACGTTTTTTTGACCGCAGGATGAACAGAAAACTTTATTCATATGAAATTTTATTGATTTGGGGCTAATAATTCAATTTTTTCTACAAGATATGTAATAATTTTATCTCTTATCACATCTTCCTTACTAAACTCTACACTATGCACCCCTTTTTTGGAACTTTGCTCGTCTTTAAACAAATTAGCCAACTTAGTAAACCCACTACTCCTAATGTCACTCTGCAAACTATCCCCACACACAAATAACCTACTGCCACGACCAATCCTTGTAAGCACAGTAGTCAACTCTCTCACACTCATATTCTGAGCCTCATCCACAATCACAATCTTATCCCGCCAAGTGCATCCACGCAAAAAGTTAATCGGCTCCGCTTCTAATACTCTTTTGTTTTTTAACTGGTCTTTCTCTGGCTTGTTCAATAACTCGTCAATCTTATCCAGTAACGGAGCCATATATGGCCCAAACTTATCATCCATATCACCTTTCAAAAAACCTATCCCCCTATCCGCACTCTCCACAACACTACGCAAATACAATATTTTTAAGTTTTTGTCGTTATTATATAAATCCAAAGCACTATAAACAGAAAGAAATGTCTTAGCCGTTCCTGCTGGCCCACCCAGAAATACAATCCGAGTATTGTTGTCTGACATTATGTCATAGAATTCTTTTTGTTTTTTTGTTAATTCAATATGACCCAATAACAAGCTGCTGTCTTTTATCATTTCTTTTTATTTATTACACGGGTTTAGCTTTTGTTTTGTTTTATTCTGTGGCGCACCGCCACTTTTAATATGAAAAATAACTTCTTTATAGTGTTCACCACCCCCCGCGCCGAATGCGTCAAGAACAAAAGTCAAAAAGTTTCAGAAAACCCCTCCCCTAAAAAAAAATACATTTTTATGCAGAAAAAGCTTTTTGTTTACCCTGATCTGTGATAAAATACACGCATGGCAACGATATACACATGGGGAGGGAAAGCTAAACACGCAGACGAAATCAAGAGTTTCGTCATCATCTCAAAAACCGCTGAAGGCAAAGAGTTTGTTTGGGGCGAGACTACCAACACCAAAACAGTTGAGCGATTGAACAGTGGTCAACACTGGGCTTTTCCCGAAGGGAAGTTCGTTCGCGTCGAGGAGTTCGAAAACCGTAAGGCTTCTTGGGCTTCCAAGCATGGAGAAAGATTGGAAGTTCTCTATGGTCGTAACTCCCGCCCCCGTTAAAAAACTTTTCTTTTTATACGAAAAGAGCTTGCACCAATCAGAAAAATAAAGTAGAATTCACACATGACAGCAACCGAAGAAGCACTAGCAGCAATGGCAAAAGCAGAAGCAGGATGGGACAAATTGGCAGAGGAGACCGTTCAGGTTTCTGGTCAGTTTGTGGAAGACTGCAAAAAATTCCAAAAAGAACAAAGGGAATGGTTCCTTGAAAATGTTCCTAATCAACCAGAGCAAGATCCTAGATTCCTAGCCTAAAAAATAACAAGTAAGAAAACTACCATTATGAATCTCCACAATTTTAAATATCAGTCCCCAATGGGGAAAGCAATCTTGATTCTCACCTATCCCATTCTCTTCCCTCATCACATTGGGGAGTTGATGCGCGAGAGAAAACTAAAGAGGATCATCCGCAAGGGCATCGCGGATGCATGCAAAGAGCCGCAGGGAGTGACTGCGGAAATCGTCAACGAAGCCTCGTGCGAACTCCGCATGATTTACGGCAAGTAAAAAGTTGGGTGGCCAATGGTTTCGACGGGACGCGAGTCTCGGATGGGGGTTCGATCCCCCCGCCATCCACCAAAAAAAAATACTTGACAGGTCGAGTTTTTATGTTATAAAAAAAATCGCTGTAACTCACTGAGTATCAACGAGTTACGGCGAAGCGCCCCCGCCCCGCCCGTAACTGACTGAGTATCAACGACTTACGAAGGTTTTTTCTATATCAAAACAAGCCATCGTGTCAAGCCCTTTTAAATAAAAAAAAAGATTAAATATATGCAGAAAAAGCTTTTCTTTTGTGAGATTCTCCTGTATACTATGCCCATGTCCGACACTACTACATCACCAAAGTTCCGCACCTACAAGACCAAGCATCTGATTCTCTCGGTCTACCGCACGGGGATGACTTACTTGCACATCTCTGTAAAAAATAGCCAGTGGAGTCGCTACAAGTTCCAAGCTATCACCCGCGAGCAAGCAGCTAAAGCCCTCCTTGATATCCGCGCAGCCAAACGCGCAGCCAAGAGAGCAGAGGTGGAAGCTCTTGTTTCTGTCGCTTCTTACCTCTAAAAAAGATCAAAATAATCCTTGCACCAACCCCAAATCTAGACTATAATTCTCTCGTTATGACAAATACCACTACCACCACCACCCGCTTCGATCACTCCCTCTATGGACTCAGCGACGAAGACCTCAAGAACAAGTTGACCAATCGCGTTGTCACTTACTTCAACAGCGATGATTCCACTGTCAAGAATGACGGCGTTCGTCAGTTCGTGATCAAGTCAATCGACTACACTGGTCACGCCAAAGGATCGGGCCGTCGCTACATCCAAGGCGAGGTTCAAGACCTCGACGATGGAGGCAAGACCAAGTTCCGCACCCTGCACGTTGCAGGAATCGAAAAGGTAAAGGGTCGCGTGGCGACCGCTTACCAGCTAGCCAAATCAGTTTTCTAATGGTGTTGTGTGTCGCCCGTCAGTCTCTTCGGAGGCTGGCGGGTTTTTTTTGATTTATATGCAAAAAGATCTTGCGCGTAATTCTTTTTTGGAGTATACTATCGGCATGGCAACAGTAACACAAAACCACTTAGCAGACTTAGCATATCAAGCAGGACTCCGAGGTCATGAGAGTATCACTTGCCCCCGTTCATACCTTGGCTGGGTAATCC